ATGCTTCTTCAAGTTCAGATTCTTCAGTGATTTTATTCTTTGCAAAATAATCTGCCATCGACTGAGCGTCATCAAAAGATTTCTGACCTTTCTCGCCTTTGATACTTACAAAGAAACTATCAGAACCTCTATCAAAATCAGCAGTTCCAACTACCTTACCTTTGAATTTGATTTGAGTAACACTACCATTCTTGACTACTTTATACTGTCCCTTACCACCATGAGCAAGAATTTGAGCGGCTTCTTCTAGATCGTCTTCTTCATCCATTAAAGATTTAATGTCTTTAACATTGAAGCCCATCTTATTAGCAATCCACTCAGCAGTTTTACCTTTGCTGATATATCCATGAAGTTCTTTCATCTTGCCTTCATACACTGGTACACTTTCTTGCACATCTTCTTGTGCAATTTCCACACTTTCTTGCGGTTCAGTCTCTTCATTTTTTGCCTTTAAGACTGCGGCAACTTGAGGATGGTCAGCCAATCCTCTTTTAATCTTTTCAATGGCACTTACTGCACCACTCATGTTAACACCAGCGTAACGCTTGTCTGAAGCGATACCGATTGCCATTTTAATCTGTTTCGGAGAGAAACCTTCACGAACCTCGGCAAGAGCTTCACTCATTGTTGTTCCATATCTTGTCATTTTACTTTTCCCATATTTCTATTTTTAAGGAGTCTTCACCTTTAATAATTCGGTGATACTCCATTGAGTTAATATTGTAGAGTTTTCCTTTAACCAACTCCACTGGAAGTTCGTTGTCCATCTGAAGTTGCCAACCGGCACCTTCTAGAACTGTGATCTCTCTGTCATTTACATCACGATGCCAAATCAATGCGTCTTCTTCAACATCAGATGCAAAGGTTCTAATCTTGTACTCATCTCCCCCTTTGTCCTCATACGGACTCACCAGAAGAAACTCCCACCACCACTTAGACCAAGTTGTTTAGCATAACGAGGCAAGTTACATGCCCAATAACCAGCTTTAGTCTTATCTTTCTTATTTGCACAATCATGTCTTGCAGCAAATGATTTTCTTGCAGCCTTGTCATTCAACTTAACTTTAAGTCCAGTTGTATCACCCCAAGAAACTTTAATTACATTACCCTTATCATTCTTTACATAAACGTAATACTTCTTAGAACCACCCGACTTAGGTTTATTTAGTTCAACCTCAGTCCCTTGGTAGTCAGCTTCCATCATTGGGCAATCTAAAGCAACATTTTCGCCTTCATAGATTGCATACTTACCAATATCGCCTTCCATTAAATCTTTGTTGAACCCTGTAGGATTAAACTCGCCAGACGTATACTCATCTCTTTTCTCTTGGAAGAACTCATAGTATTTCTCAGAACCTACACGATATACGTTTGATTCGATGAGACTAGCAGTCTCGCATTCTTGACAACAATCTTCTGTTCCACATTCAATATGTTCTTTGAATGATATTACTGGTTGGCCTGGCGTCATTTTCTGTCTTTCTGTTCTCTGGGCGTCTGTGCCGATTTCACGAGAATCTTCTACTGTTTCTTCTCCACGAACCTGTTGTGCAAGGTCTTTGTCCGCCTTACCCCAAGTACCAGATGACTTTGTTACGAATGAGTTAACTCTAGCAAATGCCCACTGTTGTGGTGTAGTGCCAGGGCGGTGTCCTGTCTTCCATGCAGCCATACCTCTGTCGTATACTTTCTTTAGAATACCATAGGGCATACCAGACTTATCTGCTTTTGTAATAAGTCCTTCAATCTTTTCATCTAACTGAAAATCTTCTTTAGCAACACAGTTCGGCACCACTTTGCCGCCCTTCTTTTTCATACCAACTTGTTTGTGAGTATCCCAACATGGGTCTTCCTCACCAAACATATCTTTAAATTTCTTAGTGTGCTTGGATGGTTTAGTGTCTGCATCCTTATCGCCTGGCGCAGGCCCATCTTTTGACTTTGCAAAGTGTGCTGCACGTTTCTTCTTGGTTGCAACAGACATCTCATCACCATCAGCATCTTTTGCATAATACTTAGCGGGTTCAGAACCTTTTCTATCCTTAATGTCTTTGTCTTGTTTTACAACTTCATAAACACCATGTATTTTTTCGTATGTTCTAGCCAAAGTTCTTCCATCAATACCAGCGAATGATTTTGCAATCTGTGTTGCATAGTATACGATGTCATGTGAAAGGTCGTTCTCTTTTCTCTTTCTGTCAATAACTGTCTTGAGAACTTCTGCCGCCTTCTCATATCCTTTTTTCTTTGTAGTCCTTGAAATAACCTGTTTAATAAGTTGTCCAGTAGACATCTCATCAAGTTCATACAACCACTTCTTGTGAGGCGTTCCATCTTCTTCTGCAAAGGTCACATAGTTTGTTCCTCTACGAATAATCTTACCACTCACACCACTGTATGATTCGGTAACAACATCTCCGATATTCAATATCTCGCCACGAATATACATATCTCGTGCAACATCTTCTTCAGTGAATGATTCTGTTCTTGAAACAAATGACTCACGAACACCCATAAATTTACGAACATCTTTAAATAGAGACATTCCTTGTCCAAATCCTTTAGGAACCCCATTCTTAAAAGAATCGTAATCATCAGATGTTGCTGCGGCTCTCATCTTAGAAGCAGACATACCAGACACACCCTCTGAATCTGGGTCTCTTTCACCAGCAGAGATGACTTGAATGTTTTCGAATTCGTAGTATCCGTGTTTGCCTTCCATTTTGTTGTACTTCTTGAGCAATCCATCAAACTCTGATACACGATCAGAACCCACAACCATTACAACTGATTTGTGTCCTTTATTGTATAGAGATACTGCAACCTCAAATACCTGTCTTGCTTTATCCACAAAGATACTTCTAGCATGTTTCGGGAACATCTTCTTCATGTATGCGACTTTCTTCACATAGGGAAGAGGGTCTTTCTTTGCGTTTTCAGAATGAGATGCAAAGACGTAGTATGGTGCGCCATTCTTCTTTGCCTGTTTAGCAAGTGCGTCTAGTAACTTCCCATGTCCTGTGGTTGGTGGATTGAATCTACCAAAAGTAAATACAGCGGTATTGTCTCCACGAGCTTCATTGATGTCTTTAAAACTTCTCATTCTTCAGTACCCAATCCTCTAGCCTTTTTTAGTCTTTCTAATTCTTTCAGTCTAAGGGAAACCATAAGTTTCTTTGCAATCTTTTTAACTGCTGCACCCTTAGTCTTCATAATTCGATTGTCAAGATTCTGTCTCTGCATTAGAGATAGATTCGCATATTCACTTGGTTCCATACCAGCGAACTTCTTAATAATAACTTGTTTCGCCTGTTTGTTTGCACGTTGTTTTATCTTCGATTCAGGCGCCTTCTTTAATGCGTTCCTTGCCTTCTTCGCTTTGAATACAGATGACTTCGCCATCTTCTTCATTCGTAAACCCATCTTACGTCTAGATGCAACAGATAATGCTTTACGTTCAGTTAAGTCTGGTATTAGAGAATCAAATGTTATCATTTATCCCAAGCCTTAATTGCAGTAAAGTTATTAAAACTAAACTCCATTCTATCCACTAGTTTAACTGCATCTCCTGATACTCTATCAATAGCAACATATCCTTCTGGATTAGTAACTTTAAAACCATTTGCAGTTTTAATGAATGTATCTGTCAATCCCTTAACACTATTTAGTTTACTTACAACACCCATCTTTGCATCAACCAAGTGTCCTTGGAATGCGATAATGTTTTCTAAATTCTTAGTATGTTTCTTTACTTCACGAAGATACTCAGTCTGGAGATTGGTATATTTCTCTTTACCTTTCTCACTCTTAACTTTGTCTATTTGTTTTTGGATTGCATCAAATACCCACTTCTCGTATCCTTTTGCATGTCCTTTAGGGTCAGTAATCTTTGCCCCTTGTCGAACTTTACTATTGTTGTATGTTTTTAATTGAGCGCCTGCAAGTGTACCTGTAAATACATCCTGTAGTTTTAAGAACTTGTTTAGTAGAGGTGCATTGATTCTCTTGAATGTAGAACCAGCAAGAGATAGAGATTTTGTAACCTTCTCAGTTTCAGAGGCAGTCATTGTAGCCTTACCAGATACGTCCTTGTAAGTTGCATCATCCATCCATACTGAGGAAGGTTTACTAAGTCCCTTAATATTTGCACCGAATGAGGCTTTCATTCCTTGCAAATCACTACCAGCATATGTTGTGTGCCATACGACACCGATCTTTGATGACTTGATTGTCTTACCCAAGTTTGAGTTGACATCTACTGCATATACAATGGTGTTTGGTTGGAAGGTGTAGTATCTCATACCTTCGATAGTTGTTGTCTCAACATCTTCAGAAGTGTACATTAAGTCACCCTGTAAAACGTCTTTGATGCCCAACTTGGAAAATTCTGAAAGAGCGACTTGAAACTTACTGTTCAAAGAACCA